AATAAAATAAAAGAATCAAAGACAGCAAGTTGGTCAAAAGAAAAGAAATACTTAAACAATAAATTAAATTATGAAATTTTAGATATAAGTAAAAGAATATCAGATATATCAAAACATTATAAATGTAAATTTATTTTTATAGAAGATTTGGATTTTAAGAAAAAAGAAAAATCTAAAGGAAAAGTATTTAATAAACTAACTAAAAATTTATGGAAAAGAAATCTTTTCATCCAAAATTTAGAAAAACGAACAGCAATCAATAATCAAAAAATGTTTAAAATAAATCCTGCATATAGTTCATTTATAGGTAATTGTATGTATGAATCAATAGACCCAGTCAATTCAAGTATTGAAATTGCTCGTAGGGGTTATGAAATTATAATTAAAAAATCGAAAAAATTTTATCCAGAAGTTTGGTTAAAACCTTCACTAAAACACCAATGGAAGGAAACGGTTAGTGAAATGCCAGGCTCTTGGAAAAAACTATTTGATTTGATACAAAAAAACACGAAACTGAGTTATCGAGTTTCATTAAAAGATATTGAATCTTTTGATGTTTTTAGGAAAAAAGTTAGAATGTATGACGTTTACCAATTTTAATTTGGGTTATATTTTTCTATGTTTTTTGCAACTCCAGGAAAAATAATAGATATTTATATAGATAAAAAAAATTTTTCTTTTTTAAGGAAAAAACATCTTAGATTTGAGATTAGTTTTGGTAATAGAACAGAATCTTTTGATAGAGATGAGATTGTTTCTTGGGCAAAAACAATAGACGGTTTAACCGTTGATACAAAATTTGGATTATGATAAAAAACTTTATGTTATTTGAAAAAATAAACCAAGGAGAACCTGGTGTTGATGATTATGTAATTTGTGAAAATTATGAAAATTATATAGATTCTTGGAATAAAGTTATTTCAAAAACAATAGGTCGAATCGTAAGAATTGATATAGCTGATAGTTATACCGTTTTATATGTTCCTCCAATATTTGATGCTAAAGGTGAAATTCATACCACTTATAATTTTTTGATAGAAGATATTAAATATTGGTCAAAAGATAAACAAGATTTACAAGAGATATTAGATGCAGAAAAATTTGGATTATAGAAACTATCGTTATAAGTTATGATAAAAAATTTTATATTATTTGAAAAATTAAACCAAGGTGAACCAAAAGTTGGTCACTATGTAATTTGTGAAGATATTAATGATGATCTTTTTCCTGATTTAGAAAATTATTTATCTGCAAATATTGGAATAATTAAAACAATAATGGGTAAAATTACATTTCTTGTTGAATATAAAAATTCATCATTATCTTTTTTTACAAATGATTTGAGACCATTTTTGAGAGAGGAAATTAAATATTGGTCAAAAGATAAAGAAGATTTATTGCCTTTTTTAGATGCAAAAAAATTTGGATTATAATGATTAAAAAATTTAAAATATGGAATTCGTTATTTGAAAGAACTGACATAGAAAAATCTCAGATTATTCGTAGATCTTCAGAAATTATATTAAATAAAATTAAAAATCATATTGATATGTTAAACAAAATCAAAAATGATTTTGATAAATTTCAATTTAATTTATCAGAAAATTTTATTTGTAGAATTAAAAATTATTATGGAAATGGTGTAGCATCATATTCTTTTGATCCTAAATCGGATAATAAAACTCGATATTTAAATGTTTATAATCAACAATTATTTAATTATATTCATAATGGTTTTTATTTAAATAAAAAAATATCTGAAATAAATATAAATTGGACAGATATTTTAAATAATATTTATCATGAAATTACACATCGTTATGACGATTTAAAACATGATTTAAAACGTATAAATAAAAGTTTACTTTCAAAAGATAATTTTAATGATGAGTATAGAAAATGTCACACCAAAAATTCATCAGAATATAATGCGTATTTTTTAGCAGCAATAAACTATTTGAAATCTGATCTTGAAAATGGACAATATACAATTCCAAATAATTTCACAGATTTTAAAGCGGACTTTGAACAGTATATTGGAACAAATCAAGCAGATATAGAAAATTATAATTTTTATAAACAATCTGAAAAATTTCGCAAACACTTTAATAAAAGAATTTATGATTTGTGGATGAAAATAAAAGAAAATGGAGTTAAAATTTTATTTGAAGATGTTAATAGTTTCGATTCTACATTTGATTCAGATCCAGAAATTGGAGATTATGTAATATGTGATGATTATGGAACATTAAAATCTTTTTTATTAAATTCGATGGGCAAAATAGTTTATGTGCTGCCAGATAGTGAAGTTTATGTTGTTGAATATTATTGTATTCCGGAAGAAATAAAATATCGTTTTAATACATATAACGATAAACATAATTGCCGTTATTTTTCAAAAGAAAAAATTAAATATTGGTCAAAAGACAAACAAGATTTACAAAAAATATTGGATGCACAAAAATTTGGACTATAGATGATAAAAAAATTTAAAATATTTGAATCAATAAATCAAGGTGAACCTGAAGTAGGTGATTATGTAGCGAATCTGAGATTAAATATTGGTCTAAAGACAAAGAAGATTTACAAGAAATATTAGATGCGGAAAAATTTGGATTATAATGTTTATAAAAAATAAAAAATTATTATGAAAGCATTAGTTTTAAGTGGCGGTTCAGTTAAAGGAGCATTTCAAGCTGGCGCAATAAAAGCTGTTGTTGAAAATAATTTTCAACCTGATTATATTTATGGTATATCTGTTGGAAGTTTGAATACAGTGTTTCTTGTTAATAACATTATTAAAAACGAAGATACTTTGTCAGCTTCTAATAAATTATTAGACTTTTGGAAAACAAAAATAACTAAACCAAAAGATATTATAGATATAAGATCAAATATTAAAATAATATGGAATATTATATGGGGAAAATTTGATGGAATGGTAGGAACAGATCCTTTAAAAAAACTTATTAATTCTACTGTGTCTGTTGATAATTTAAATAAAAGCGAAATTGATTTTTCTGTTGGAGCAACAAATTATAAAACAGGAGAAATAGTTTATTCACATAAAGGTGATGCTGATATTTTAGATTTTACATTAGCTTCTACCGCAATGCCAATAATTATGCCTGCCGTTATTCTTAGAAATGATCCTTTTTTTGATGGTGGATTACGCAATATAGTACCATTAAAAATTGCGATTGATAAAGGTGCTGACGAAATAATAATGATATTGTGCCAACCAGATTCAAAAAAATCAGGAAGTTTAATTAATCTTGACGCTAATTATAAAAATATAATTAATTTAGTGGAAAGAGTTACAGATATATTAACAGATGAAATTGAAGATGATGATATTGATGTGTGTAATTCAATAAATAAAGCTATAGAATTAAAAATGGACACCACACACAAAATGATAAAACTAACTGTTATCAGACCAGATAAAGCATTAGAGATAGACCTTCAAACTTTTACATCAGATGATATAAATAGATTAATTAATTTGGGATATGATACAGCGAAAACTGTTTTAAGATAGAAATTCTTTAATTAAATCCATCTTGAATTTTAAATTACCAGAATCAAAAACTCTATAGATTCCACGATCTAACATGATTTGATGTTCAGTTTTGCTACCATCAAAACCGTTTTTAACTAAAACATCTTTCCTAAAATTAAATCTGTGCTTTCTAATACCATCAATTATGTAAAAATAATTTGGTTGCGTTTTTCCAATTAATTCAAATCCTAACAATTTATATAATTTTCCTTGACTGAATGTTCTATCAGCATATGTTGTGATTTCTTCTGGATTGAAATTTTTTAAAAAATATTTGAATAATTTAGAAGCTGCACCTAAAACATTATAACCTTTTTTATTGCAAAATCTTAATAGTTCATATTCACCAACCTTAGTTGTTTTCTTACCCATAGCCACCCTTCTATCACCTAACGTCATTAAACTTACTAATTCACCTTCGTAAAATAATCCAAATTTAAATTTAGAACCAACAAACCCTTGTATGTGATTTGCATTCAAAAAATCCCTTGATAATTTACTGTCTTTAGCATTTTTTGACAATTCTTTTAATTCACACTTTCTAGCATAAACCTTATTGGCGGTTTTGCCAAGTTTGTTCATTACCATAGATTTTATAATATCTTGCTTATGAATCCAATCATCTTCCCATACTTGAATTAACTGAATTCCTTGTTTTTCACATTCATCAGTTTTATTAGCATGGTAATTTTTTTCCTTATTTAATTCATTGTGCCAATATAATCCATTAAATTCAAATGCGATTTTTAGCGAAGGAACATAAATGTCCAATTCATAAGGCTTAATAATATCTCTATTATTTGTGATGGTCTCAACACCATCGAATAATTTTAAAAATTCTTTTTCCATCATTGAAGTATATTTTGTGTTACATATAGTGCATAATTTAATATTTGTTTTCTTTCTGTTGCGAAAAAGATTCATTGAAATTTCAAATTCATGGTCTTCGCTAAAATCACACTTGAAAATCATTGTTTTATTTACATAATCCAAACTGATTAAATTTAAATCTTTATATTTTATTAAATTTTTATTTATAATTGTGCCATAATATTTTTAATTGTTTTTTCTTTAACTGCAATATCATTATGAGCACATTTTGAACTGCAATGTTTGCAATATCCTTTATTGAAGTTTATGAAAAAACATATTTTACCACAACTACAAATTATTTGATGTGTTATTTTATGATAATAATGATAAAGTTTTTCTGTAAATTTTAATTGTTCTAAATGATTTAATTTGCAATATTTTAGAACATCGTTATAAATTTCTTTGTGGTGCCTTTTTAAATATTTTTCTTTTAGAATTTTACCTGATTTATCATTTAATGATAATAAATATTCAAAAGTCATAACCTATTATATATAAATATTTTTTTTTAGTTTTTTATTATTTTCTAATAATATCAATCAAATAAGGTTTCATATCATATTTATATTTTTAATAGCTTAGGAAGAATTTATTTTTAATATATACAATTAAAAATAAGAAAATTATGCCACTAGCACACTTTACTTTAATTGATTCCGCAAAAGAAAAATGGGAACCTATTCACAAAAATCTATACGAGGTCACTGTTATATTACCGACAGTTCTTCAATCATTACATCCAAATGCAACACATTTACTTTTGGAAAACACAATCACAGCTAAGATGCCGGACTATCCGGAATTATCTGTTCAAAAACAGAGATTCAAATATTCAACTAGATTGTTTATAATGATGCCAGAACAAACATCACTTGATGATGTGCCTATCAAATTCAATCTTAACCAAAATGATAATTATCAAATATTTTGTTTTAAAATTTTAAAGGATTGGTATGATCTTGGTTGGAATAATGAAACTGGCACAATTCATTATAAGAAAAATCTTGTTGGAGATATTATTGTTCACCAACATGATAAAGAAGGAAAAGTAATAAGAAGAGTCACATATCATAATGCAATGTTTAAAAAGTTTGAAGGTATGGAAGATTTAGATTGGTCATCAGGTACAGAAATTATGGACTTGACAGCACACTTTTCAGTCGATTGGTGGGAAGATTACTATTATTAATAATAATTAATTGATAATAAGTTAGTTATAATTAAATTGATAATAAAAAAATACGCACAAATTTGTGCGTATTTTTTTTGAAGTTGACTAACGAAAATTAATATATAAATTAAAAATTATTTATAATGACATATAAAAAATGTAAAAAATGTGGAGAATTAAAATCAATCGAAGATTTTTTTAAATGTAAAGGAATGAAAGATGGATTTAGAAATGAATGTAAAAAATGTGGAATTAAACCAGACAAAGTAAAGGCAAAAATAAAAAGACAGAGCGGTGAAATTAAAATGGAAGGTGAAAAAATATGTAGAATATGTAATACCACAAAACCAATAATAGAATTTCATATAAAAAAAGGAACTCCAGATGGTCATAGAAGTGAATGTAAAGAATGTGCCAAAATAAATTATAAAAAATATAGTGATGCACCAGGTTATAAAGAAAAGAAAAAAGAATATCATAAAAAAAGATATGATGAAAACAGAGAACAAAATTTAGAACAAAAAAAAGAATATCATATAAAAAATAGAGAAAAAATTTTAGAAAAGAAAAAAGTGTATCGAAATGAACCAAAAAATAAGGAAAAAATACGAAATTGGAGACTTAATAATTTAGAAAAATGTGCAGATTTGCAATCTAAATATAGAAAAAAATATCCGCATATTATAGCATGGAGAACTATATTATATTCCACGCTTAACAGATTAGGCAAAGAAAAAGAAGGTCACACAATTGATATGTTGGGTTATTCTGCACTCGAATTAAAAGAACATATTGAAATGCAATTTATTTCTGGTATGACTTGGGAAAATCATGGTGAATGGCACATTGATCACATACAACCTGTTATAAGTTTTGATTCACAAACTGATATTAAAATTGTTTGTGCGTTATCTAATTTGCGACCATTATGGGCAACTACAAGAGAAATTGATGGTGTTGTTCATGAAGGAAATTTGAATAAAGGTAGCAGAAAAAACATACTATAAAACTTTCACAATAAAATATAATAACAATATAAAAATAAAATAATTTTATGGAATCATACGAAGAATTTAAAAGGATAATAAGAGAACAGGCTATTTATGTGAGTGACTTATCAAGATTTGATAATTATTTATATCATGTTAAAAATGAAAAATTAATTTTAAAAGATTTAAAAAATGAAATTATTGATTTAAAAAAAATGATATCTCATTTTAATTGGCAATCAATTTTTAATTTAAAATTTATTAAAGATGGTAATTTATCTTTATGTAAGGTTAATTACAATGATAAAATAAATATTATTATTAAAAAATTAGAAGAAATTTTAGACAATATAGATAATGATGATATTAAAGAAAAGGCAAATAGAATAGTTTATGGTGCGGAATACATTATGAATTTTTACATTAGTTTAGATATAGAAACTGATAATTTTAATAGAATCCATGTGATTGATGATTTACCATATTCAATGAGAGATTTAGGTTTAGGTAAAATATTATATAAAAACACTATTAAAAAATTCCATTGGCTATCATCTGAACCAGATACAACTAATGATAGTAGGTTTGTTTGGGATTCATTATCAAAAGACGAAGAATTATATACATGTTTAAAGGATAAGAGCATTATATGTTTTGATGCGAAATTAGATAAAAACATAATTGAGAACGTTTTAAGAAAATGGTTAAAAGGAGCTGTTGATTATGTTATCGATTCTGATATGAAAAAATATCCAGATTTTGATATTTCCTAATTTACAAAACCCAGAAATAGTAGCGAGCTTTTCTGGGTTTAAAGTTGCCGAAGCAACAACGATCCTAAAATCGTATTTTTTTGTTATATTTTAATAGTCGCCAAATATGCAAACGCTCCAAATATATGAAGCAGCCAAATAACAAGAACAACGACGACAACAATATTTAAAATCTTTTTTATTTTAACATCCATCGGAATGTAAGCGTTGACTAACCATAGTAAAATTCCAACTATAATTAATGCAATCAAAATAGGTAATATTGCCATAATTTTTTTTTGTATATATTAATATTTAATTTCGTGAAATG